ACACAAATCCAACATGGAATAAAGAGATACTTAGGTGATAGCAGGTGTCTCTTTTTTTTTGTACCTTATTCAAATGGCAAGAAAAGTTAAAAGAAAAACATTAGTAAGAAAGTTAGATAGGATATTCAGTCTATATGTTAGGACTAGAGATTCTGATAAAACAGGTTATTGTCAATGCTGTACTTGTGGAAAGAAATTAAAGATAAAAGAAGTTCATTGTGGTCATTTTATGAGTAGGAGACATATGATAACTAGATGGGATGAAGAAAATGTAGCTGCTCAATGTGCAGGATGTAATACATTTAGATCAGGAGAACAATATAAGTTTGCATTATTTTTAAATGATAAATATAATACAGATAAGTCTAGTGAACTACTACAGAAATCAAGGGAAACAGCTAAATACTCTATTACAGATTTAGAAGAAATGATAGAACATTATAAAACTTTATTAGACAAACTATAATAGTTTATAATATTATTACTATATTAGCTGTAAGAAAAAACATTTAATTTATGAGCATATATAAAAATAAAAGAGAAGAAGATACTGCTAAAGACAGTAAAATCACAGTACTTAATATAGAAGTAAAGCACCTCAGAACTCAACTTAGAGAACAAATTGAGGAGAATGTTGATCTACACAGATTAACAAAAGCTCTTAATCATGAAATCATGATGCAAAGAATGGAGCTTACATCTTTAAAAAAAAAAGAGAATCAAATTAATAACTTAAATCATACCTTTGATGGTATTCAAGAATATGAAAACTAGTACAATTAAATCAATTGCAGCAAATGGAAGTTGGTCAAATGGGACTCAAACTTTTAATAAATACACAATAGAATTAGCTAATGGAGATATTCCAAACTTTTCAGCTATAGGTGAATTCAAAAGAAAAGTAGGAGATGTTATCTACTACACCTTAGATGAAGATAAAAATTATGCTAAATTACAACAGACACCTCAAGATGCACCAGTACAGAACACACCAGTACAAAAGGCATCAGTAGGAGGAGGAATGACACAACAAGAATCTATTTCTAGAAGTGTTGCATGGAATAATGTTAGTCAGTTTATATTTTCTCAGGAATTTCAGAAATATAATGATGATAAAACAGAGGACAATGGGAAGCAATTAATCTTTTCAGTTAGACAACAAAAGATGATTAATCAAGCTGCTAGTGCTGCTAATATTATATATAAAGAATTATTAACTAAACCTGAATAATTATGGCAAAACCTGATTTTGTTGCAGGTGTTTATGTAGAGGAATCTCCTAAAGACTTTGTAATAACAAAAATGAGATTAAGTGTGGAAAGATTTACACAATTTCTCCAAGATCCATATGTTAAAGATTTCTATAATAAAAATAATGGTTATCTTAACATGGATGTTTTAAAAAGTAAGAATGGTAAACTGTATATTCCATTCTCAGAATTTATACCTGAGAAAAAAGTTACAACAACTGATCACAATCCTGATAGAGAACTTGATGAAGTTCCTTTCTAAAATAAATAAACAATGATTCTAGACATGCAATCCCAACTTGAACTCATACATAAAATCAGAAATGGTGAAATCAAAGAGGGGTTAGGTCTAGGTATTAAATCATTTGATACATATTTTAGATTTAAGGAAGAATTTGGAGTATTTTTAGGACATAGTAATGTTGGTAAAACACATTATTGTTTCTATTTAATGTTTTTATATTCTTATAGGCATGGACTTAGATGGTTGTGCTATAGTAGTGAAAATGAAGTTTACAGTAATATTAAAAGAATCATAGAGTTTAAGTGTGGTCTGCCTATTAACAAGATTGATGAAGATGTATTGGAAAAGGAGAGTAAATGGGTGGACTCACATTTTAAGTTTATAGCAATTGATGATATACAAACTTATAAAACTCTACTAGAACTAGGATCTGATATTAAAAAGTCATGGGATTACAATGGTTTCCTAATTGATCCTTATAACTCACTAGCAAAAGACAGAGAATTATTTAGAAGTGTTGGAGGTCATGAATATGATTATACTGTATGCTCTGAATTTAGATTATTTTGTCATAAACATAAAGTAGCATTATGGTTAACTACACATGCTGTAACTGAGGCTTTGAGAAAAGTGCATTCTGCTCATCATGAATATGCAGGTTATCCTGTATGTCCTAAATTTTCAGATTGTGAAGGAGGGGGAAAGTTCTCAAATAGACCTAATTTTTTTGTTTCTATTCATAGAATGGTTCAGCATCCTTTGGATTGGATGATTACAGAATTACATGTATTAAAAATAAAAGACACATCAACTGGTGGTATGCCTACAACATTTCAATCACCAATAAAAATGAGATCTGTGATTAATAATGTAGGTTATAGTATTGAAGGAGAAAACATGAAGGATTTAATAGATGAATATACTAGAGAAAGCATTTCAAAAACATAGCACATGGATTAACATCTGTAAGAGCTTTGGTTTGAGCAGATACTATGCTGAAGATTTAGTAATGGAAATGTATATTAAACTAGATTATATTTGTAATGTTAAAGGAACTGATATAATTTACAGAAAAGAAGGACAAGATGATGATCTTAATTACTATTACATTTGGAAGATTCTTTATACAATGTTTCTCCAACTTAAAAAGAAACAAAGCAAAGTTAATTATATTGGAACAGAGATATTACAAAACATTGAAGGATCACAAGAAGTTGAGTTTAAAAAAATAGAGGATAAGTTTAACAAAGAGTTTAATAAATTACATTGGTATGATCAGAGAGTATTTGAAATTGTAGCAAGTGGAACTAAGATTAGTGAGCTGAGTAGAAAATCTACAATTACTTATATTAGTTTGTATAATACATATACAAAAGTTAAGAAGTTATTAAAGAATAAAATAGGATTATGAAACTGGGAGATTTAGTAGAATTAATTATCAGAAAAATAACCTTTGGTTATGGAAAGACAATAGCAAAATCTGTAGCTACATTATTTGGTTACAAAGATTGTGGTTGTGATAAAAGACAAGATGAAATGAATAAATATAAAATTACAAAAAATGGCATTGAGAAGTTATAGTGAACAAGTAAAACAAAAGATGATTGAAATAGATTACCAATCATTTGATAAGTTCCTTGAAATAATAGAAACTGGTTTTGGTGATAGAGATTTGCAAATAGTATATGAATTACATGCAAAGTATTTTTATCACAATTTTAATATTCCTTGTGGATGTGGTGGAGCTAAAAAGATTGATGTAATAAATAACTGGATAGCTGATTTAAAAAAAGTTTTTGCTAATGGTGTTCAAGCCAAGTAGCTATGAAAATGAAGGGAACTGGAAGAAAGGATCTTTGTCTGAAGAAAAGTTTAGAACCTTCATGAATGAAATAGGAGTTGGTGCTGTAAAAACATCAGCTAGAGTTGACAAGTATGATCATGTAGATTTTATTGTTGGAGAGAATACTCCAGTAGATTTAAAAGGAGATAAAAATACAGATGCAGTTTGGTTAGAGATTAAGAATGTTTGGGGAGGTAAAGGATCTCTATATGGAAAGGCAAAATATATGGTAATAGAATATTTAGATATTAATACTTATATTTTTTATGATAGATTAGAATTAGTTAAGTATATTAAAAGATTCAAAGATGTATGTAAACACAAATCTGATTATCATTGTTTATATACTAGAAAAGGAAACAAAGATCAGATAGTAAAAGTTAAAGAAAAAGACATTAAACCATATGAAAAACATAGATTTCAATACAACATTTAAAGCAAAAGATTTTGATAGAGAGTTAGTCAGTAAAAAACTAGACAACTTAAAAGATCTACAGTATTTAGTTAATTCAGAATTAGTAAATAATCAGCTTAGCAAGTGGAGAGCTACTCAGCCTGATAATGAAAACTTAAATAAGTTTACTGAGGCTATGCTTAACATAGAGCTTTATGTAAATGAATTACAAAATGATAGGCATTTATTAATGCTAAGTATAGATGAATATAGATCAGATAAAATAAGAGCAGTTGAAAGAGCTAGAAAAGCAGAGAGCAAAGAGGATTGAATTATCAGTAGATTTACTCCTAGAAGATAGCAGTATATACTTTGCTGCTCAGGAAGAAATTGAAGGACTATTCATTGATCAGATAAACTTTATGTTTATGACATTTGATAAGTTACCTAACATGTATGAGGATGTACTTGTCAATTTCAAAGCCATAGATTTATATGCAATGGTAGTTTCAAAGAATTATCATGTAGCATATAGAACATTATATATTAACCTAGAATTAAAATTAGAAGAATGAAAAAAATAACACTATTAGATGGTAAAACATATGACCAAGAAGAACTGGTAACAAAAGCATATGATGATGATTATTATTATGGCTACCTATCAAAGTTTGCATTGAGTTCATCAGCAGTTAAAAACTTATTATCCTCACCTAAAACATACAAACATATTATGGAGTATGGATCACCAAGTTCTCAAGCATTAAGGGATGGATGGTTGGTGCATGCTTGTGTATTAGAGAATCATGTGTTCCAGGAGCAGATTTTTGTAGATGTACAATCAAAGAATACAAAGAAATATAAAGAGGCAGTTGCTGAACATGGCAAGGTGTTTACTATGAAAGAGAAACATGATGCTGAAAGATTAGCTGATGCTTTACTTAGAAATGAAATGGTATTAGAAAAACTAAACAACTCAGATTTTGAAGTAGCAGAAGTAGATACAATTAGATCTAAGTCAGGTATTGATTTCCCATTTAGAGCTAAGGCAGATATATTAGGAAACAACTCAACAATGTATGATCTGAAAAGCACAAGCTCAATAGAGGGATGGAAGTATTCAGCTGATAAATATGGATATGATGCTCAAGCATTTATCTATGGTCAGGTTTGGGATATTCAGCCTGAAAATATAGGCTTTATTATTATAGACAAAGGATCACTTGATATAGGATATGCTCAAGTTACTGAGGAGTTTTACTTAAGAGGTGCTGCAAAAGTGTATAGAGCTTTAGAAATTTATGAGGAATGGTTTATGACTGAAGCAGATTTAGATCAGTATTATTTAAATATAGAATTATGAAACATTACATACCAAAAGAAGATTTAAGATATTACCTAAGAACTACAAAGAAAGACATAGATTTCCAACAAAGAGTACTCAGGTATTTCTGTTATGGATTTCCAATGTTTGCATTTTGGAGTGCTATGGCAATTAACTTTTTATTTTATATATTTACTGGAAAGGCAGGATAGATGATAATGAAAGTTTGTTGCAGATGTGAGATAGAGAAACCAAGATTTGAGTTTCATAAAAAGACAAGCAGTAAAGATGGATATGATAATAGATGTAAGGACTGTAAAAGAAATTACAATAAGACATGGGCAGAGAACAATAGAAATCATGTCAGAGAATATAATAGAAATTTTGTAAGAAATCAAAGAAAAGATCCAGTTAAAAGAATGTACAAGAATCTAATGTCTAGGGCATCTAAGTTTAAACAAAAGAAAAGTTTAAAAGTAAACAAAAGCTATAAGGAAATATTAGGATGTACAAGAGAGTATTTAGGAAGATACATTGAAAGTAAGTTTGATGAGAATATGAACTGGAGTAATTATGGAGGTTATTGGGAAGTAGATCATGAGATAGAGTTGTTTAGATGTCATGATGTTGAGGACTTTGAATTAATAAATCACTTTACTAATCTAAGACCATTAGAAAAGACAAAAAATAGAATGAGAAATTATGAGTAGAAAAGATTATCCAGTTTGGACTGGAGTTATAAATTACTTTCCTGATGCTTTAATGGAAGTATCAAGAGTGAGTAAGATTGGAAATGACCAACATCATAAAGGCAAACCATTACATTGGGATAAGAGTAAGAGTATGGATCACCTAGATGCTTTAGCTAGACATCTACTGCAAGCAAAGCAAGATGATGATGATGGTGTATCACATTTAGCAAAAGTAGCATGGAGAGCTTTAGCAGCATTACAGGATTACATAGATAAGAATGGGAAAGATTAAAAAAAGTTACATATTTTCAATACAAGACACTTTGTTTGGTCATAAAGAAGTTATAGGCTTTGGAAGTGATAATTTCTTTATTAGGGTTATAGAAAGAAACCTAGCTAATAAGATAATAAAAGAAAACCATTATAGTAAGAAGTTTTATAATCTTACCTATATACATCTAGGGGTGTATGAAGAAGAAGAGTTAGTTGGTGTACTTCAGTATGGTTATGCTATGAATCCAGCTAGTTGCTCAAGTGTTGTAGAAGGGACAGAGACTAATCAATACTTAGAACTAAATAGGATGTGGCTAAGTGATAAAATAAAACTTGAATACCCAGAAAGTAGGGCTATTAGTTATTCAATAAAATATATAAGAAGAAAATATCCTAAAATAAAATGGATACAATCTTTTGCAGATGAAAGATGTGGTGGCTTTGGCATAGTTTATCAAGCCTGTACTTTTTCTTATTATGGGGAACATAGAAGTAACTTTTGGGAATTAGAAGGGAATGTTTATCATAATATTACAATGACAGTATCAAAGGAATCTAAAAGATATGAAGGTGAGGCTAGGTATCTGCAAGAGAACAAGGAAAGGGCTAAAAGATTAAACCTAAGGCAGTTTAGATATATTAAGTTCATAGATCAAAGAGAAAAGAAGAAGTGCCTTTTAAAAGAACAAGATTACCCAAAACATTATAAATAAATAAAAATGATGAGAACTAAGAGTAGGATCAGAAGTCTGATAGATGAAATAGAAACACTATCAAACATAAACATATTTCAAAACACAAGAAGAAGAGAGGTAGTAGAGGTAAGGTCATTACTATATACTATTCTAAGAAATTTCTATAGGTTTAATCTAAGGGAAATTCAAGACTTGTGTTCTGAGCATGGATATGAGATAACACATGCAAGTGTAATTCATAGTCTTAAATCTTTTAATATATATAAATCTTATAACAAGAATTTAGATGATTGGTTTCATGCAGTCATAATTGAATTAGAGGAAGATGTTGCATCTCAAAGAATAGATTTTATTAAACCAAAACTTAAGTATTTGTCTGAGGAGAATCTTTTAAAGTTATCAACAGTTGTTAAAGAAATGTATGAGGAGGCTATTATAAACATGAAAGAGGAGAGTTTACAAACTTTACAAACTTGACATAAAAAAGACAAAAAAGGAAATGGCAAAGGATAAAGGAAAATTTTTAGAAGTGTTTGCATCTAAATTAGGGAATGTAAGTAAGGCATGTGATGCTGCTCAAATTAGCAGACAGACCTATTATGATTGGATGAAAGAAAAAGAGTTCTCAGGAAAGGTTGAGGAAGTAAGAGAAGGTCTATTAGACTTTGCAGAACACCAGTTATTATCTAACATAAAAGATGGTAAGACTGCAGAGATTCTATTCTACTTAAAAACCAAAGGAAAGAAAAGAGGATATATAGAAAGACAGGAGCTTGATACAATAGGTGATAAGTTATTTGAGGTTAAGATACTAAAGAATGAAACAGATACAGACTAATGTTGTATTTGAACTACTAGAAAAGAATACATCAAAAATAACATGCTTACAAGGAGGATCTAGATCAGGTAAAACTTACAATACTCTATTATGGATTATATTCTCCTATTGTAATAAGAATACTGGGAAAGTTATAAGCTGCTGTAGAAAGACAATGCCCAGTTTAAAGTCATCAACTATCAGAGATTTTTTAGAGATCCTTAGAAATAATGATTTGTATTCTGAAATCTATCACAACAAAACATCTAATGAGTATTGGTTAAATGGAAACCTAATAGAGTTCTTCAGCTTAGATATGGGATCAAGGGTTAGAGGTAGAAAGAGAGACCTCCTATTTATTAATGAAGCTAATGAGATTGACTATGAAGCATGGAATCAATTACTATTTAGAACAGATGGAAGAATCATATTAGATTACAATCCTCATGATCAGTTCCATTGGATATATGATAAAGTCTTAGAAAGGGATGATGCAACTTTACACATCTCAACATTTATGGATAATCCATTCTTATCAGAAAACTTAAAGACTGAGATTAAAAGACTAAAATATACAGATCATGATTACTGGTTAGTCTATGGATTAGGACAAAGAGGACAAAGCAGGTCATTAGTATTCAAGTTTACTACATGTAATAAGATTCCTGAAACAGCTAAACTACTTTCCTATGGATTAGACTTTGGATTTGCTAGTGATCCTTCAAGTATGTGTGCTACTTATATAGATGGTGATAACATGTATTCTAAGGAGCTTTTATATAAGAAAGGATTAACTAATCAAGATCTAGCTTTAGAGTTTGTTAAACTGGGTTTAGATAGAAGGGATGAGATATATGCAGATAGTTCAGAACCAAAGAGTATTGAGGAGATTCATAGAATGGGATGGAACATAAAAGGTAAGAAGAAATATGAAATCAATTATGGAATAGACCTGATCAGAAGATACAAGCTGCATATCACAAAGGACAGTACTAATGCATTGAAAGAACTAGAGAACTATAAATACATAGAAGATAGAAATGGAGATCCAACAAACAAACCAGTTGATAAGTTCAATCACTTCTGTGATAGCTTAAGATATTCTGTAGTTCATAAACTATCCTATCCTAACTATGGGAGGTATGCTATCAAATAAAAAAAGGAGGGAAATCCTAAGACCTCCTCTCCTATTGACTAACATTAATATGAAAAAAACACTACATTGAATCTACTAAGTTAGCTAGGATAACTAATCCAATAGCTGAGATCCAAAGTAATACTGTTATTAACCATAAAGGTAGTTTAAAATATTGAGTTAATTCTTTTAAGTCTTTCATAATTAAAATTCTAAGTTTTTATATTTTTCCATAATCTGTTCATTTGTAGAATCATCAATGTAATAAGTATAGCCATTGATTTCTATATATACTGAGTCTTTTGATCTAACATCTATTTTCATATTAGTTGTTTTTTAAAAAAGGGAATTTGTTTAATGGATATGTTTTTTCATGTAATTCTTCTAATTCAGGAATTACTTTATCCCAGTCATAAAACCAATCTGCATAATCTTTTGTCAAAATAGTTATAAACCTTTTTGTTGTTATATTAGAGACTTTTACTTTATCAGAATCAAAGTAATTGTCTATGATTTCTTGCTCCTCCATAATGCTCCACATTGTGTGGTCAATAGAACCATTTATCATTACTGGTGCTTCCCATAAATCTATAAAGAAGTTGTTTTCATCTCTTTCCTCAATATAGACACTACATCCATCTATTGAGTAGATATTTAGTTTTGAATTGTTTTTAAAGTTTTTCATAATAGTGTTGTTTTTCATATTTGATATAAATATAATACATTATTATACAACTACCAAACTTCTTGAAAACTTTTTTTAAAAACTTTTAGATAAATGTATTATATAGGTATGGAAATAGAAGTTAAAGTACCTGAGAACTTATCTGAAATAACTCTAGGACAGTATCAGAAATATTTAAAGATACAAGATGGAGATAATGATGAGATGATGATAGCTCAGAAAATGATAGAGATCTTTTGTAATGTAGAGCTTAAATATGTTACTAAGATGAGATGGAAAGATGTCCAGGAGATAACACTTACATTAAGCAACATGTTTGATGAGGATAGTAAGTTCACTAAAATGTTTACTCTTGATCAGGTTCAATATGGATTCATACCAAACTTAGATGAGATTACATTTGGAGAATTTGTAGATTTAGATACTTACCTGCAAGATTGGCAACAAATGGATAAGGCTATGTCTGTTCTATTTAGACCAGTTGATATAAATGTCAGAGGTAGATATAACATAAAGGAATATGATGGTACAATGAATGAGCATTTAAAGGATATGCCTTTATCAATTGCATTGGGTGCTGTTTTTTTTTTTCTGAATTTAGGGAAAGAGTTATCTCAAGTTATGATGGACTATTTGGACAAGGGAGTCCTGAAGGATCATTTACAAGTCAAGGAGGGTTTAATGCAAAATGGAATTGGTATTCATCATTTTACACAGCAGCTCAAGGAAACATTGAAAAGTTTGGATATATATCAAAACAGACAGCACATAAAATCCTGATGTATTTAGAATATGTTACAGAGAAATCAATATTAGAGAATCAAAAATTAAAGAAAAGTTATGGCAACAAGTGAGCAAGGGATTAGAGGTTTTTACTTAGTAACAACAACTATTAAAAATGAGCTGTTATCAAATCCAAGTATAAAGTCATGTACATTTGGAGACATTACAGAGATTGATTTACAGAAACAAACCATATTTCCATTAGCTCATGTTATTATAGAGGGTGCTACTTTTGCTGAAAAGACTTTACAGTTTAATTTTACAGTTTTAACAATGGAGCAGATTGATACAAACAATCAATATGATGAGGATATATTTACTGGCAATACTAATACTCAGGATATTCTTAACACTCAGTTAGCTGTTTCTAATAGAATGGTTAGCAGACTTAGAATAGGAACATTATCACAAACTGGATATGAGTTAGTAGGAGATCCTTCTTGTGAACCATTCTTTGATAGGTTTGAAAACATCTTAGCAGGATGGGCTACTACTTTTACAGTACAAATATTAAATGATATAAATGCCTGTTAATGGACTTCAATAAAACAAAGAAAGCATTACAAGATTTTGGAAAGAATGTAGTAATACAAGCTAAGAAGAATCTTAAAAAGCAAAGAAAGAGAAGGAATGGAAAGTCATATCCTTTAGTTAATTCAGGACAGTTAGAAAGATCAGTTGATGATAAGGTTAAAACATCTCCAAATTCTTTTCAATTAGAGTTCATGTTTGCAGATTATGGAGCATACTTAGATGCAGGAGTTGATGGAATTAAAACTAAATATGGACAAAGAAAGTTTGGATTAAAAACATTCAGTTATAAAACTAAGATGCCACCAATAGCAACAATACTAAAATGGACAAACAGTAAAAGATTAAGATTAAGAAATAAAGAAACTGGAAAGTTTACTAAAGGTGGACAACAGAGTTTAGCTTTTATGATTGCTAGGTCTATATTTAGACATGGACAAAAACCATCATATTGGTTTACAGAAGCATTTGAAATAGCTTACAAGAAACTTCCACAAGAACTAATAGATAAATATGCTCTAGATGTTGAATCATTTTTAGACTATACAACACCAAACAATTAATATGGCAACTTACTTAACAAGACTTAGAACTCCTTTCTTAATAAATGAAACATCTACTGTAAATTCAGGAAGTGCAGACTTAACAATTACAATTAATAGTGTTGATGTTTATGTTATCTCAAAAAATACAACAGCTAGAACTATCTCATTTGAAGTATCTGAATTGATTAGAGATTATCTTAATCCTTCATGGGATGGAGTATTCCCATATTCAACAGCTACAAATAATAGTTTTGTTGTAACTGCTAGTATTAAAATAGAGTTTTATACAAACACTAAAGCTACTAGAGCTACAAATGCACAAGCAGGAACAGCAGACACACCAATATCAGGTCAGACAGTAACTCATACAATGTATGGTTTTGATGCTTACTCAGAATTTATGGAAGGAGTTAATCATCAATTATCTTATGGGCAAATGCTACAAACTACTACAGATATGTATCTTCCTGATTCTACAGTAGCTTATATACCAATCATGATAGCTGAAGCAAGTCCTGCTACAAATCCTAAAACACCTCCTGCTATAGCACAATATTTTACAGTTGCAGCTAA